TTGTGCAGAATGTGCCGGTCTTGCAGGAACAATATTTTCTTTAAGCGAGGTAGACAATTTAATTCCTGTCCACCCATTATGTCGTTGCATTGCCCTCCCTATTACACTTGAGGAGATAGAGGCGAATTAAAAACTTGGCAATGTCTACGATACACACTATATTATAAATTGAATGGCAGGGGAATAGCTTCAAATAGTATTGATTATTGATAATATGTCAGGAAAAAACTTAATTCAAATAGATAGCAAACAAACGCCCTATGAATGTAGGCTTGAAAATGGCTTCTTAATTGTTCCTGTTGTCATGATGACCGAGGGCGTTAGAAATGGGAGTGGTGGGCCAGTGTTACACTTGTCTGATAACTATTCCCAAGAGCCTGAGGCATGGGACGGTGTTCCAGTAACAGTTAATCATCCTTCAAATAGTGATGATCAGTTTGTTTCAGTTAATAGTGTTGAAGAGGATCAGTGGGTTGTTGGAGAACTTAAGGATGCAAGAGTTGAAAAGAACAAATTAAAGGCAAACGCTTATATTTCTGAACAGCGAGCGATTGCAATTAATCCACAACTTATTAACTATCTTTTTGAAGCCCGCCCACTTGACGTTTCCATTGGGGCGCTTACCAAGGACCAACCAGACCCGGGTACGTATGATGGTGATGAATACGATACGGTGACTATGGCATACTGGCCTGATCACCTTGCCTTACTTCCTGGAGGTCAGGGGGCATGTAGTTGGGATGACGGTTGTGGTGTTCGAGTAAATAAATCTGAATCTGAAGAATCCGATATGAAACCATTTCTTAAAGTTTTGAAAAGCCAAATTAAGAAAAATGGAGGCAATGTGATTGATGGCCTTCAAAATAACGAAATAGGGTTTGTTGAATTATCTAAAAAAGTTCAAAGTGAGCTTGACGGTATGGACTCCCAAATTCGTACGCATTACTTGACGGAAGTTTATAATGACTACTTTATCTATCAGGTACGAAACAGTAGTAGTGGGAAATCAAGTTTTTATAAACAGCCCTATGCTCTTGACGATGATGGCATAGAATTCGAACAAGGATTGCAGGAAGTGAAAAAAGAAGTTCAATTCACGCCTATGCAGGCGTTAAGTGAATGTAATTGTAATGATGAAGAAAATTCTAACTTTAATAATAGCCCAAATACTATGAAACGAAATAAGAATTCAGACGGAAATGAACTTTCCGGCGACGTTATGGAAAAGGTTGTTGGTTTAATTGACAGCGAACAAACTCGATTTGGTAAATCTGATCGTACTTGGTTGCTGGAGTTAAATAGCGACCAATTGAACGTTTTGGAACCAATGGAGCCTGTTAAGACACAGGTGAATAAAGATGAAGCTGTCAAAGCTTTGTCCGAGGAGCTTAGTGATATTGAAAAGCTTACTGGTATCATCTCAAATGATGTTAAATCCAAAGTTAAGCTTGGCTTGAAATCCTATAAGGATGCACGCCAGCAGTTAATTAAATCAATCCAGGACAATACCTCAAACGAGGACTGGCCGACAGATACCCTGGAGGATATGAAGACAGATAACTTGAAACGTTTGTCCAAATCGGTTCGCCCGGTGGATTACAGCGGACAAGGTCCTGTAACTACAAATGAAGCCTCAGATGATGACATAGAAATGTTATTACCTGCCGGCGTTGAACTTGAATCTAAAACTAATTAATTATGTCATACAAAACAGTTAAAGTCAAGCGGTATAGTGATATCGTGAATGAATACCCTGCTGGGGAATCAATTTTGCCTGGAGCCATTCTGGCCCTACAAAGTGACGGTACGGTAAATAACAATGCAGAAGCCGGAGGCGGTGTCGCAACTATGGTCGCGCTCGAGGATGAATTGCAAGGAAAAACGACTCGAGATGCATACGAGGCCGGAGATGTTGTTTTCTGCTGGTATGTAACCCCAGGGGAAGAAGTCATGCTTAATTGCAGCAACACCTTTGACCCTGCCATTGGCGCCTATGTTACCACATCCACTACAAGTGGACAGGTAAAGGCTGCGGCATCCGGTACGCCCGGAACGTCGTTTCCGGATAATCCAGACTTCCAAGTTATTGCAAAAGTGGAAGAAGATGATGACAGCAATTCCCGGCTAATTTGCCGTCGGGTATAATCAAAATTTAATGCTTAAAATAAAAGAGGAACATTATGAATTCACAAAATGCTAATGTCGATCTTGTAGGAAAAGAAGGAGGCCAAGGACAATTGGCGTCTAAATTTTCTGGTGGGAATCGGTTAAATATAGGCGCCATGCGTCCTTTCGTAGGAGAGGATGGTAAAGTCTATATGACGTCTTATTCAGGCGGTCCAACAAACAAAAAGTCCAGTTACAAGACAATGCAAATCAATAAAAAAGGAACGCTACGGCGTGATGAATGGCGTCAGTTAGATGAGGCAGTTGTAAAAATTGCTGATAACCGTCTATCCGGCGTCCAGGACATCATTGACCGAGGACTAACGTACAATCTCGGCAATGCCATGGGCACCACTTCCTTGGAGTACCATAATGTCAGCGATGCGATGAAGGCTGAATTATCCATGGATGCTGTCACACGGACGGAAGGAGATAAAGTCGAGTTTGACTCCGTATTTCTGCCCATCCCAATTATCCACTCAGATTATGAAATTAATCAGCGGGTACTTGAAAACAGTCGCCGACTTGGCAATCCATTGGATACCATAAGTGCGGAACGGGCAACCCGTAAAATCATGGAGAAGCGTGAGAAAATGCTTTTCTCTGATACGGATTATAATTTTGGAGGTGGAACTATTTATAGCTTCCTGAATTTCCCCGATCGAATCCATGCGGCTGGTACCGGAGATCAAAATATTGGTAATATTACGAATTGGTCATTAGACGCGACCTCAGGTGCTGATATTATAAGTGACGTGCTTAATATGAAGCAGGCATCCATCACTAATAATTACTACGGTCCTTGGGTCCTATATATCCCTACTAACTTTGAAACGAAGTTGGATCAGGATTATTCTGACAGTAAGAACACGAATACGATCCGAGAACGTATTATGTCAATTAATAACATTGAGGATATTGTGGTTGTTGATACGTTGCCCGACAGCAATGTAGTGATGCCCCAAATGACAAGCGATGTTATTCGGATTGTTCAGGGACTTGCAATGCAAAATGTTCAGTGGGAAACGGAAGGAGGTTTTGTGAACAAATTCAAAACTATTTCCATCCAAGTTCCACAAGTGCGTGGTGATCAAGAAGGCCGAACAGGCATTGTTCACGCAACACCGTCGTAAACATAAATTAAATAGGCTCCTTAGGATCTACTGGGGACCTATATTTAGTTATTATGATTACTATAGTCCCTGAGGATGTTAAGGAAATAATGGACGTTAAGGTAGATGATGTGAATGTATCTGCCTTTATTCAGTATTCCACAGCTTTGACAGATCGTTATTTGACAAGTGCAAATCTGGAACCAAATTTAATGAAGGAAATTCAGAGATGGATGACTGCTCATTTAATAGCGTCCACAATTGATCGGCAAGCTATTATGGAAAAGGCTGGTCCAGCGGAGCAAGAATTCTCAGATATATTTGATGAAGGTTTTAAATCCACTACATATGGACAGATGGCAATTAGTCTTGATCCAACAGGCATTTTGTCTGACATAAGTGATGATGATCAGTCCATAGTAATTAAAGCCGTGAAAGAATGAGTTTACAATCATTTATTGAAAGGGTGACTAAACAAACTGCCGTGTATTGGAAGTTTGACGGTGCCGACGGTTTTGGAGGGGTTGGATATGCACCTCCTGAAGAAATTAGTTGTCGTTGGGACGATGATAAGGAAGTCGTCACCACCAGCAACGGTGTTGAGTTTGTGAGCATGGCTCAATTACTTGTCACTCGTGATTATGAGGAACGAGGCATGATTAAGTACGGAGACTTAAGTGGGATAGATATTAATGAAGATCCTACTCAAATTGATGGCACGTACGAAATTGAAGTAATTGAACGTCATCCAGAATTTGCTTCTGATACTTTTGACATATTTTTAATCTACTTATAATCTCTCATGGCTAAAAACTCATTTTCTTGGAAAGGAGAAAAAAAATTTTTAAACAATTTTAATGATGAGATATCGCAGTTACAGGATCGAACATTAGAAGGCTTGATTCGTGCGGTTATTGTGTTACAAAAAGCAGCGGAGCCAGGAACGCCTATTGATACTGGTAATATGAGGGCTTCATGGTTTACGGTAACCTATAAAAATGATGTTTCTAAACGTGTTTTTACAAAGTCTGGTAGTTTCCCTAAACCAAACCCCCAAATTACTGCACAGCATCAGGCAGTTAAACAAGCTGCACAAGGAGCGGCAGAATTAATAGGTAGTGATGAGACTCCTATTTTAGTATTTGGCTATACTGCCAATTATTCCGTTATTGTACATGAGATGGTTGATGCTAATTTTCAACGTAGTTCCGCGCACGCCCGTTGGCTTTATAAAGCATTACAAGTCAGTAAACAACAGATGCTGCGCAAAATTCAAAAATATTCAAAATTTAAATGATACTTCCTTCTATAAATATTAAGGATATTATTGAAAGTAATGCTAACTATGTATTTGCAGATGATCTTTTTATTGGGCGTGAACCAAGTAGCCCAAGTAATTCAATAACTATTTTTGACACCGCGAACCGAGGAAGGGTCTTGTATGCTGAGAAAGATGATCCATATGAATATGGAGGCGTACAAATAAGGGTCCGCAATAACCGATATGATATCGCAATGGAAATTGCCCGAGAGCTTGTAGACATTTTACATGGGCTTGGTAATATGACACAAGGCACCACCTATATTACTGCGATAAGGGCATTAGATAATCCATTTTTACTTGATTGGGATGAAAACAATCGAGCACGAATTATAACTAATTACAATATTCAGCAGACGTCCTAACTGGCGTGTGTTTAACTTAAAAAAAGAGGAACCATGGCTATTTCAGGCATTGGCACAACGTTTTCACGAGAAGATCCAGCGGCGAGTGGTACGTATATAAAATTGGCAAAAGTATATGGTATTTCAGGACCAAGTATGTCCCGTAATATCATTGAAACTACCACGTATGACGCGGACAGTGGATACATGAAAAAAATTGGAGGTCTTCGAGATCCCGGACAGCTCACATTTTCACTTAATTTCGCCTACGCTGAATACTTAATTCTGAAAGGTGATTTTGAGGCAGACCAAGCTGCAAAATACCAAGTGGTGCTTCCTGATGAAGACACCACCACATTGACGCTTACAGGTTTAGTCACTGAAATTCCAATAGATGTTCCGTTGGATGACAGAGTTACAGTTGATGTGACTATTGAAATCAGCGGAAAAATCGTAGATGACACCCCAACTGGGTCATAATCAGCATTATTGGTAAATAGTGCCCTAGAAGCTTAGAACCCGGTTCTGACGTTTACGTCTAACCGGTGTTCTTGCGGTCCAACATACCTAACTATACCCCTAAATAACAAAATAGCATACTATGGTTGAATACATTGAAATTTTTGACAGAAGGTATCCCATCCGACTTGGATACTATGTAATGAAAAAAGTAAAAGAAAAAACTGGCATGTCTTTCGCTCACGTGCTTAGTAAAGTTGATGAATCCCAAGAAATCGGTAATGCTGACATGAAAAGCATAGACACTGATGAGGGAAACATCGGCATTGAGATTCATGAGACCATTTTATGGGCCTCATTACAAATGGGAGCCTTTGCTGAAGACCAGAAATTGGATCTTGAGAAAGAACAAGTTCCTATGATCCTTGATCTTTGTTTTAGTGACTACCTGGACTTATTTAGTTCGGACAAGTTCTTCCCAGATCAGGAGGACATGGAAGTAGAAGCTGAAGACGGTGGAAAAAAGCCCAAGCGGACGAACAAAGCGAAGAAGTAGGTCTTAATGAACTTTGTGGAATAGCCATGAGCCGGCTGGGTGTAACTTCAAAAGAATTTTATCAGTTAACGCCAGTAGAATTGCATTGGGCATTAAAAGACCATGAAACAATGCACTTCACTCCAATGAAAAGGACGTGTGAAATGTTGCGTATGGTAGCGCAGATTACACATAACTCCACACAAGGCCTTGAAAAGAAGGACATGATAGACGATGTTCGTGATCTTGTGGAATTTCCTTGGGAAGAGGCTAAAAAGGTTAGAGTTCAAACGGTGCAGGAAATGAAGTCCTACATTTTAGGTCTTTCGCATTTAAAAGAAGTCGATGTTTCACAAGAAAATAAATCAGTAGAGGATAATTGACATGGCTGGAGGAAAAGATTTAGGAGCCTTAGTAGGCCGCATTGGCGCAGACATCTCCCAGTGGAAAAGAGCCCACAAAAAGATGCGGGAGGACCTTAAAAGAACTGAACGCCAAGGCAAAGAAACAGCCCGCAAACTTTCAAAATCTTTTGATAGAGTAGGTTCTAAGTTAACAAGTGTAGGCAAATCTCTTACCCGCAATTTAACGCTTCCGTTACTTGCCGCAGCTGGAGCCGCCGCAAAAGTGGGTGTTGATTTTGAAGCTAAAATGACCGAAATACAAACGCTGGTTGGTATTACAGCGAAAAAGGTTAAGGCATTTGAAAAAACGGTCAATTCATTATCCCAAGAAACAGGTCAGGGCCCCACAGAATTAGCCAGCGCATTATTTGCTGTTACTTCAGCGGGTCTAAGAGGACAAAAAGCGCTTAATGTACTTGAAAAAGCGGCCAAAGCATCCGCAATTGGGCTTGGTGAGACGTACACGATTGCAAGAGCACTTACAGGTATTCTCCAGGCATATTCTAAGGAGGGCCTAACTGCGGCAGAAGCCACTAATACATTAATTGGTACAGTACGATATGGTAACTTGCGGGCCAAGGATCTCGCGGGCACGTTAGGACGAGTGACAGGATTAGCCCAGGAATTAGGTGTTTCATTTGCTGATGTTGGTGCCTCAATTGCCTCATTTACTCGTTTAGGTGTTAAACCACAGGAGGCAGTCATTGGGGTGAGAAGTACATTAAACGCTATTCTCCGCACATCTCCACGTGCCAAACGAGCGTTAGCCGAAGTAAGCGACCAAGGTATTAATACGTTTAAGAAGTTAAAACAGGCTATTCGTACAAGTGGATTTCCTAAAACGCTTGTTCGATTAGTTAAAGGATTTGAAGGTAACCAGGAGGCGATGGCTGACTTTACTGGGCGTGTAAGAGCGCTTGCCTTTGTTCTTGGTACAGCTTCTGCACAGGAGGAATCATTTCTTGCAATTTCTAAAAAATTAAACAATGAAATAGGCTTACTTGGAGAAGCTTTTGCCATAGCTTCAAAAACTGCAAAACTTCAACTTGCAAAGGCTCTTGCCAGTCTGAAAACTGCTGGACAAAATCTTGGTGAAACTTTAATCCCAATTATTATTGATGTGTCAAAGGGTTTAGCGGGGCTCTTTACGTCTTTTACCGAGCTTACCCAAGCCGCCCAGGAAAACTTCCTAATAGGTGCAACGGCAGCCGCAGCCTTAGGCCCAGTGGCGTGGGTGATGGGCAAGATAAGTCGGGCCGTAGGGATGACTATTAAAGCCATATCCTTTCTCGCCTTCACGTCCATCCCAGCTATTATTGGCGCTTTTCAAGGCTTAAATATAGCCGCCCTCATTGCGGCTGAACAAGGTCTGGCAGCGGCTATTACTTCCCTGACAATAATTGAGGGCCTTGTCCTGGCAACAGGCATAGGGGCTGTGATAGTTGGTATAGGGCTTCTTGGAAAAGAATTGTTTGACACATATGAACATGCTAAAAAATTAAGGGGGGAAGTAAACAAATTATCTAATATTAAGGTTGACAATAAATCATGGCGGGATCTTGAGACACGCCTCCAAACATTACAGAAAAAGCTAAAAGAGGTTCGTGATGAGAATTACATAGGTCGGGGCGGTAGAACAATTATAGCGCACCCAAGGGACATAGAGACCTTGAATAAAAAGATAAAAACGACCAAAAAACTATTAGATGATATTAAGCCCGTAGGAATGCTCGTAACGGCGGAGCAAAATAACAGTAATTTCTTTAAAAACCTTGGTTTAGATTTCGAATCTATTATAAGTGAGCCTGAGCCATTCAATATAAGGGTACCAATTGGCTTTGAGCCAGTTGCCTTTGGGGCTGGCTCTGGCGGTCCAATAGGTGATGACATTTCTGAGGCTGTCAAAGAATTACAAAAGAAGCTTCAAAAAAATCTTGATACCTTATCGGGCAAATTAAAATTTCCTGACATATTTGATATTGATAAAGCCACGGAGCAAGCCGATATTTACAAACGGATCCTTGCCTCTGCGATTGACTTGCCGGAGGGGGACGATGTAACTGCCCTAATACAAAAGATAGTTGACAAATTGAGGTCCGTGAGCAACGTTGAACTGCCTGAATTCCAAAAGAAAATAAAGGCTGTTTATGAAGAGCTTGAGCAGTCATTAGATGAGATTAATATTAAGGCGGAAAATACGCAACTGTGGCCTGAGTTTGATGAAAAGGAAAATATATTTAAAGCCAAAATAAAAGCAGGTGAGGATGCCCTTAAAAAATTAAAATTAGAAGGTGTTGATCCTACTACTAAAGCATACCAGCAAGCTGAAGCCCAGGTTTATAAATTTAAAAGGGCCCTAATTGAGCTTCAAGGAATAGATATTGGTTTTGCAAAGTTATCTATTGATCTGGATGTACCAGAGGTGACAAAGGACGATCTAATAACAGGGCCATTCCAAGGATCAATAGAATTTTATGAAAGTCAAATTGCCAAATTAAATAAAAAAATAAGATCAACTCCTTTGAAGTATGTTCGAGAGGGTCTTAGAGGGCAGAGGGCAGAAATTGAAAAAGAACTTGATAAAATAGATGGAAAGACGAAATCGGTGTCTGACACAGCGCGAAAATTAGGCTTCACATTTACCAGCGCCTTTGAAGACGCAATCCTTTCCAGTGAAAGTTTAGGGGACACATTAAATGCCCTGTTAAAAGACATTGAACGAATCCTGCTTCGAGTCACTGTCAGCAAACCTTTAGGCAATGCTTTTGCTAACTGGTTGGGAGGATCTAATAGTGCGAAGCAACCACCACCATCCGGACAATCCGCTAATGCTAAGTATGGTGGCTCTTCATACATTACAGATGGGTTAGTGACCAGTAATAGCAAGGTCGTGAAAATGCACCCTGATGATAATATTTATGCTTTTAAAGATAGCTCAATCCGAAACAATGAAAATAAGGGAGGAGGAGGTGGAGGAGTTACTATAAATGTGATTGACAAGAACAACAATGAAATAAGTACTAAAAAGCGTAAGAAAGCCGGAGGTGGAGTTGAGCTTGACGTCTTAGTGGACAATAAGGTACGTGAGGGTTTTAGTACGGGTAAATACGATAACGCTTTATCAACTAATTTTGGAGTTAAAAGAGCGGGGTATTAATTATGAATTCATTTCCATCTTCCCTTCCAAATTGGCAAACTTCCATTGACGACCAACAAACGGATCCGTATATTAGATTTTCAACAGATAGTGGTCCAGGCAAGGTTCGGAAAAGATACACAGGGGAACCTCGTGAATTGACTGTTTCAATGACTGTTGATGGAAGTGAGCGGAATATATTAGACAATTTTCATTCTAATAATGTTGATTTCCTTCATGAGGACCCAAGAGACGATACGATCCAAGGCTGGCGTTTTAGGCAACCACCACAATATTCTTTAGAGGTCCCTTCCCAGAATGCCAGTAAAAGAATTTGGAGTGTTAAGTTTAACCTTTTTAGACTACCATAGTCATGAGACAAGTTAGTCAATCAGCTGCGGCAGCGATGACATCTGAATCCAGTCAATTAGTTCCGATTACGTTGCTTAAAATTGAACATCCTGATGAAACTACGCTGTTCTTTTGCAATAATAATGAAAATGTATTTCATTTAACTCAAGAATATCAGTTTTATCCTTTCAAGGTGCGATTTCCACAGTCAACAGGTTCCGATGAAAAAGTACAGTCCCGTATTACCATTGGTAATATTGACCAAGACATTATCGCCCTTTTAAGAAGCCTCAAATCTGCCCCTACGATTACGATAAAAGTAATTTATGTGGATGGGAATGATGACCCACCAACTTCGGACGACATTGAATACGGGCCTATTGAATTAGAATACACTAAGCATGATGTAACTCCTGAGACAATTACAGGTACTATTGCATTAGATGAAAAGTTTTTATACCGACAATTTCCTTCTCGAACATTTAATCCTGAAACAGCCGCTGGGGTATTCGAATGATAAATGTTACACCTTTTATAGGAGTTCAATTTCGTGAAAAAGGAAGGACATTAGCAGGGTGTGATTGTTATGGTCTTGTAAAATTAATTTATAAGTTCAAACATGGCTTTGATCCACTTCCTGATTTTAGTGATGATTATGAAAATACAGGTGATTATAAAGGCATTGGTAAATGTATTGACAATGAACAAAAAAACTGGAAAGAAGTACATGAACCGCAAGAAGGAGCTATAATCATATTTTCAATTCAAGGAAAACCTCATCATGTGGGTGTGTGTACTGGATTTAATAAAGGAGAAGCTTGGTTTTTACATGTGCATGAGGGAGTAAATTCAAAGCATGAAAGGCTAAAATCAACGCTTTGGAATCAACGAATAGATAGTATGTATGTTTATGAATAGAATTATTATACATAACAAATTAATTGGCGGTGAGGCCGTTTACTGCCAAGTAGAATATGGACAGTCAATTAATGATGTTCTTCCTGGTATGTCTCCGCAAATTGAAATTCTTTTCAATGGAGAAATTACTGAGGATTATGATCGTTTAATTGCTAAAAATGACATAATACATGCCGTACGTCTCCCCTCTGGAAGTGATAGTGGCAAAAACATGGCCGCTTCTATCATACTGATTGCTACTACCGCAGCCGCAACTTGGGCGACTGGAGGAATAGCTTCGCCAGCTTTATCAGGAGCCATTGTAGCGACAGCTACTGTTGGAGCCAAGTATGGCATTAATGCGATAGGCTTAGTTCCAACTCCTGATCAATCAAATAGTTCGAATACGATACAATTTAATAGGCGAGGAGCGTTAACTGGCAGTAAGAATAAATTAGTCCCTTATGGCCCTGTACCTCGTGTGTACGGACACATGCGGATGTATCCGCCAATGGCAGCTAAGCCATATACGGAAATTGTAGGGAATCAACAGTTTTTACATCTTTTGTTTAATGCCGGGCGAGGACCACTTGGATTATTGAATCCTAAGATTAAAGACACGTCTCTTGGTAGTCTTGACAACGCTAATAATTTTATTTCAAATGATAATTTTGAAGATGTTCAAATAGATGTCGCTGAAAATCCAAAACATTATACGAATGATATTAATGAAGAGGCGCTTAATGTAGCATTAGATGAGATGGACGCCGAGATGATTCGCACGACAGTCCCTAATACAGATTCGTTTTCATTAGATGTTACATTTCCAAAGGGCTTGTTTGGTGTGTCCCGGGATGACGGGTCCATTGAAGAACGTAGTGTTGAATTTGATTTATACTATCAGGAGACTGGAACGAGTGGATGGACGCAAATAAGTGTTGCTGAAAATATACGCATGTCGCCTGATTTTGTTGCAACATCTGCTGCAAAGGAAACGTATCGAACAGGCGCGAAATTTAACTTTCCATCAACTGGGCAATACGATGTTAAGATTGTGCGTAAGACGCCAGTGCCTCAAGTTACGATATACTCAGATTACGAGCCCGTAACTCGCGAAAATGGCAATCTATTGATACACGGTGATACGTGGATTGATACGAATGATGACGATAAAGAATATCGGTGGGAGATACCTATATACCCTAATTCAGGTTGGCATATACCCGATGATTTTGAAGAAGGGGATCTTACGATAAACAGCGCCATCGTTTCAGCCTTCCGCTCAATATCTGATAAGAAGCCTACTAATTTGCCGGGTACCGTACAGATTGGGATGCGTATTAAAGCTACTGACCAATTAAATGGTGTTTTAGACAAATTTAATGTGGAGGCAAAAGCAAGATTGTCTTACTATGATGGTATTGACTGGCAACACCCAACATTTAATGCGAACACAGGAGGAGGCTCAGGAGGGCTTGTAACATCAAAACCTGCTTGGGTACTTGCTGATTTATATGCTGGGAAAACAAATAAGAGCAGAATCTTGTATGACAAGCTAAATGGTGAGAGATTAAAATATTGGGCTGATAATTATCCTTCTTTTGAATATAATACAGTCATAGATGATCAGTCGACAGTAGCTCAATTGGCTAAAAATGTTGCTGCCGCCGGACGTGCTGCAATTGGTAATCATGGAAATGGTTGGGGTCCTATATTAGATGAATCTGGAGACCAGCCTACAGGCTTGCTCACAGATCGAAATACGGCTGATTTTAAGGCCACCCGTGTTTTTCCTGAGGAGCTTCATGGTATTCAAGTAAAATTCAAGGATTCAGAAAATGGATGGGTAAACACTCAAAAGACAGTTTACGCGGATGGGTACTGTAAGGATGCAAGTAATCCACCTACTGGTGGGGGTCCTCCCTTTCCAGATGATGATGGAGGGTACACTACTGCCACTATATTTACAGATCTCACCTTCGATGGGGTCACTACATGGGAACAGGCCTGGAAGTTAGTACGCTATAAATTAGCGGAGAGGGTCCTTCGTCCCGAGACGTATGTAAGAACCCTTGATGCGGAAAACATCCGGTTTACGAGGGGGGATTTAATTCTGAGCGCCTCTGATGTGGTACTACACGGAGGGGGAAGCGGGAGGATCAAAGAAGTTACCCGCAATACCAATAATGAAGTCACCAGCATTGAAGTTGATGACACAATTAAAATGGCGGTTGGCAAGCAGTATTATTTATACGTTCAACAATCAGATGGTTCTGTATTTAATTTTCAGATTGAAACTGACGTAGGTGAAAATAAGATAGTTCAGCCTGTTGGCTTGTCACAAATAGATATAAATGAAGGAGATTTATACAGCTACGGCAACCCTGCTCGTTTACGTATTATTGGGATTAGTCCTGGTCCAGATTTGACTGCTAAAATCACAATGGTTGATGAAGCCAGTGAGATTTATAATGCCGACACAGGCGTTATTCCTCCCTTTGACCCTCAAATAACAGAGCCTTTAGAATTCGAGGATACCACACCACCAGCGCCTGTCATTGATTCGGTGCGCTCTGATGATAATAGTTTGTATAAGGATGATGATGGTACGTTCCGGCTTCGAATGTTAGTTTCATTTTCCATTCAGCAGGGCAACCAGACGACCGAAGTAGAAGCACGTTATCGTCCCGTCGGTTCAAAGGAGGGATGGGTAGGGCTATTTAAGGCTGATGCCAATTTAGGCGTTGTATCACTTCCGGATGTGGCGCGGGGTAAGGATTATATTATTCAGATACGGAGCCGTTATAAAAACAATGTATCAGGCTGGGTGCAATCTGACATTCATACAGTTGAAGGAAAGCAAAAGCTGCCGCCTGATGTAACCGGATTCGTGGTTAGCGTTGATAAGGCGCAAATACGGCTAACATGGAACCCTGTTGATGAGACTGATAACGAGCAATATGAAGTTAGGGTAGGCATTGATTGGGCAACCGGTACGTATGTTGATAAGTCCAAGCGCACGAAGATGACGGATAATATTACCACGGCGGGCGATTTCACGTATTGGATTAAGGCCATTGATACAAGCGGCAACTTTTCGGCGACGGCCTCCTCTGATACTGTGAATGTCCCAGCGAAATTCACTGATGACCCGACCTATCCCACTGGGGGGGATTTTATGCTGCCCGATGCCAATAATGCCGTATTGCCGGCTTCCCGCACGAATCTTGGTGTTGAAATAGGCGCTGATGTACAGGCGCACAGCAGCGTACTGGATGATATGGATGCTAATCTGCTTGCCACGGCCTCCGATCTTAACAGGCTGGATGGCACGCTTGCGCAGGCGCGAACGAAGCTGGGCCTTGGTGCTGCCGATAATGTAGAATTCGCTACTATCACGGGCGACCAGTTTATTTTTGCAGCTAATTCTGCAGGTAAGTTTCTAAGCCCATCCAGCTACCAGTTCCGCAATAAGGGAGATACGGCGTTTAGGGATGTGGAGATGAAGGGGCTTAC